AAAGAAGTCATCAGCAATGTGATTCGGGATGAAAGCGAACTCGTCAAGAAAGATGACATTATAGGATCCGCCTCGGACAGCAGATGACGAAGTAGAGTTAGATGAAATTTTGGATCCATTTTCTAATTCTAAACTACCTTTGTTCCAGGATATAATACCCTGTTGCATCCACTTTGGTAGATTTTCATAAGCAAGTTGTAATCTTCCAAGTAGGTCTCTAGCAGTAGATGCTTTGTTCGCTAGAATAGCTATATTCACATTGTCGTTAAATACCGCGTAATGTAACAAATATGAAACACAAGTAGTCGATTTACCCGTCTGGCGAGGCATCTTGCAAATATTAAATCTGTTCTTATGGAAATTATCAATTAATTTCTCTTGAAATGGATACATCTCAAAAGGGACAAGACCGTGATCCAAAGAAACAATTTTAATATAATTCCTAGCAAAATAAACAGGGTCTTCTTTACACTTTAAGAACTCGATAATCTGTTCTTCTGTAAATTCAATCGCAGTATTTGCCTTCTTAAGGTTTGGGTTCCCCAAATAGACCTCAGACATAGGAATACCCCCTTTCTGGACCCCAATTCTTCATTCTGTAAGAAACTGCTTGTATTGTAATACCTAGATCATCTGCTGCTTCCTGCTGAGAAATATACTGTTTACCATTAATACTTATCTTTTTACTATTTGGATGTTTTTCCCCACCTTCATATTTGTGTCCGAAAGATCTTCCTTTAAGAGATTCACTTCTTTTCCTACAAGTTTCTTCTGAATGTTTACTACCTTTATTTTTGGCACTTGCTTTATTTAAATTTTTCATATAATATGCATCTCCATGATATACTTTTTTGTGTCTCTCCCTACTGCAAATATATAAGTGCTCTGGAATGTCTTTACCACCTTCACTTCTTGGTGGATGATGGTGGACATCCATACCTACCATTTGTTCCCAAGATAGTCCCCAGTTTTTACGGGCAATATTTCTTACTGTTTTGGGACTTAACTTTTCTTTTGGAACTTTAATAATAGCAGACACATTTCAATCCCAATCTAAAAATTATTTATACAAGATAAACTTCACTCATAAAAATTACCTTTGCTCAATCCAGTTTAATACCGCAAGTGCTGCTTTGTTTACGTTTGGAGATGCACAAGCAAGTGTAATTGTATCACTGATTGTTCCAATTCCAGATCTTCCAATCTGCAAATCTGCAAGTCTGTCAATCTCAATCAAATTAGAACCACCAGAAACCACAAATCCAGAAAGAATATCTCTACCACCAGAAAGTGCAGTTGCAGAGGTATCATATTGGATAAATGAATCTACATCTGCGTGATTTGTCCAATTTGGATTAGTCAATGTTGCATTTTGCAAAAGTTTCCAATAAACATTCGTGTTATCATTTGTCACCGCCTGTAATGATCTCACAAGCATTACCGAATTAAGAGCAGATGATTTAAGACGCAAACTTACAATCGGATAGAACGTATTTGCCAGTGTCATTGTAGTTCCAGTAATGCCATTAGATTGACTCAAAAGAGTTCCAAGTTTATCTGCACCACCTTCTTGAATGAGAGAATTAGAACCCTGATAAAGATAATGAGTTCCTGCAACACCAGTTACATTCTCAATCTCACAACGAATTGGAAGGAATGGAGTAGAGCACCAAACTTTATCAAGATTATTTGAGTTATCAAAAGTATGACTCTTGATAGTTTCTCCTTTCATCAACCAAGAAAAATCTACGGTTCCTGCACCATACCACTCATAACTAATGGAAATCATCTGTTGTTTGGTTGGATCTGCAGTTACACCAGTCCAACCATTACCATCAAACTTTTCACCATTCCATTGATCTCTACTAACTCTTATTTCTGTAGTAATTCCGGATGTGCTGGTGCGAATCACATAAGAATAAGTCCCACCATCATCCTCAAAGTAAGCACCATTACTATCATCAAACAACCCAAATCTTCTACGAATACCAACTTGTGGAGTATCAAGACGAATTGCAAATGCAAGTGTTGCGGGTCTTCCAGGAATATATCTCATCACATTCTTGGTTTGTCTGGTGACTTTACTACCAGAAGTAGAACCAACTTGCATAATTATATTGCTGGAATATTGATTCCAAGTTGCAGTTCCAACTCCAACTACTCTTTCATCCCAAACATCAGTCTCTTTACCATACTGAAAGGTATTAAAAAATGTTGTTTGGAAAGGTGCAGTTTTTAACCTGTTATTATTAGAAAACTGGGGTCTCCAATCTGTCTGGTTTCCCCAGTGATCTGCGATGTTAAAAACTTCAAATAAAGATCTTTCCTGATTTAGGAAGTCTTGTTCGTTCTTATTCCACTGAGCCATTATCAATCACTCCAAGATAATCTTTCTGGTCTATATCTTTCTGCGTTTTTAACTTTTATGGAAGTAGATTCTGCCGGATAAATGTTATGAACAATTGCTCCAGGATATTCTTTTTGCAATTGTTCCGCAAGTTGATTTTTATCCATCATCTTACCTTCAACTTCCATACGATATAATCTTCCTTGCCAAACTACATCTGCAAGAAAGGATTCACTCGTTGTCTCTGGTTGAGATGCATTCATATAGAGATTCCCATTGAAATCTCCAGCAATATTGATACTTTCAGAAATAAACTGCTTGAAACTTTTCATTATCTGCACCTCCAGCGACGTAGTGCTTTGTTGATTCTTGAATCTGGATCTCTTGCGGTTTCTGCAGAAGTAAGTTTATCTTTCATGCCTTTCATTCTACTGCAAAAATTTTTACGGCGACCTGCTCTTTTTCCTTTTGGATTTTTTTCTGTCACTGCAGTCTGAAGTTTTGATCCAGGATTTTCACGACGGTATGCTTTTACTGCAGCTGGACTCAATCCATCAGTCTTATCTTGACGATTTACTTTTTGCCAATCCTCGGATAATCCAAAATCTGCTCTCCAGTTTGAGTATTCAACTAGATCACCTTCTAGTTCATAGTGTGCATTTTGAAGAGGTGGTAATTTTGCACCAGTTGGTTTTGGTTCTTGTCCTTTAGGAAATATTCTTTTACCCCTTTCTTTGGGAAGAATTGGACCACTCTCAACACTTTCAGATTTCATTTCACCACTATCTACATAATCTGCTGCAGTATCAATATAATCTGCTGCCTTTGTAATTTTTGACTGAACCCATGCCTCAATATTACCTTCACCTTTCATTTTTTTACGAAGTCTCTTTGCTGCAGAAATAATTGTTGAAAGTTCTGAGCGAGCCATTGAATATTCATGATCATAAGATTCTGGAAAATTTCCAGGATGAACTGTAGCGATATTGTATTTTAATTGATTAGTTGTAAGTGCTGATGGAATTGAGAACATATCCCAATACTTTGGACCATATTTGCATTCGCTACGGGTTTCGTCTTTTTGACACTTGGGACAATATCTAATCATTTCCGTTTCCTCATTTGCTTTTACACAGCGATTATAAGTTTTACCAAAAAGTGTTTGAGTTCCTTCCTTTTTATATCCTTTCCAACATTTTTTTGCTTCGTCAATAATTGCTTCTTCGGACTTTGTACCCCAATTATCGGCACCAACCTTACGGCATTTAACAAGTGCTCCCGATGCATAAGCACTTGGCCAAATTTTATATCTACTTTTTACTTTATGGTAGCAAGCATCCTTTTCACCTTTCTTTTCTTGAATGTATTCTTCTTTTGTCACGATTTTTGCAGCTCCTGATCTGTTTGGATTTGGATCTTCTCTACGTTTTTTAGCAGATCTTTTATTTCTCTCTTCTTTACTCATATTTTTACGATCATCAGGATCACGGCAAAATGGTTTTGTAGTTTGACCTGGTTGTTTAGCGCATGGTTTTCCATCATATTTGCCACCCGCTTGAACCCAACCACCATCATCAAACCATTTATGTAAACTATATTTTGGCGATGATGCCCCAATACCATCAGTTGCTTCTTTTACATCTTTGAACTTTTTATGATGTTTTTTAGCATCTATTTCCATTTTTTTCAAACGAGTGTAATAATCTGGAATTTCATCTAAATGTTGAAGAGCAATATCTGTAGCTAGATCTTTATCTCTTGTATGTTCATGTTCAATCGGAATCCCCATTTCAAGTTGTCTTTTTACGAAAGAAACTTCTAAACGATGTTTCTTTGCAATCTGTTCAACTGTTTTATGAGACTTTATTTCGTGCATTTCATTAAATGGTGATTTAGATTTTGTTTCTTCACCCTTTGCTCTTTTTTTACGAGCAGCACAATGAGCTTTTTGTGAAAATCCTTTTGGATTATCACAGTCTATTGATTTTTTATAAACCTTAGACCAACTCATTAAAATATATATTTACTCTTTATTATTTAGAAAACCTTGTTTGAGTAGTTTTGAAAGATCTGAAGTTGATCCAACAAAAACCGCATTGTTTGTAACATTATTAGTGGTCTTAGTATTATCTTCCTCAACATCTTTTAATTTCTTTTGAAGGTCAATTAGTTTATCTGTGACATCTCCAACACTTTTTATGAGTTGTCCTGCAACCTCATAAGCTCTTGGACTTCCTCCCTCTCCGGCAAGTTCCATTATCCCGTTGATTGCTTCTTGACCTTTTTCGATCAAAGAATATAAATTTGCGCGAGTATACTCATAATCTTTTTTTATATCATCTGATTTAATAGGTGTAATATTGAGATCGCTAATAGATTTATCAACCTCAACGATTTCGCTTTCAATATTTAATGATGAATCTAATTTTTCATAATTATTTTTCATAATTTATTAAATATCCGATTGTTGAGTTGGACTATAAGTTTTCGAATCACTGAAATCTAACCATTCTTCGGTAAATCCAAAATCATCATCTGCATTAGCAGTAATAGGATCTGGTTCAACAGTATATCTTACTTCTCTTTTTGCAGTCTGTGTATCTGTGCTATTATACATATCAACTTGAACTTTACGAATTAGACCATCAGTTGTATCTGCAATAGGACCAAACAAGTATGTTTTTGCTGTAAAATTAAAGGTATAAATTAAAACTCTTCTTGTTGAAAAATCTCCCTCGTAGTCATCCGTAAATGACACATTATCCAATACTACTGGTATATCTCTTTTTTCTCCTATAGAATCAACCAAATCAACGCTAAGATTAAAAGATGGTTGAAAATATGGTAAAATTTGCTCCACAATCTGTAAGGCATCATCCTGCAACTTGCTCATTACAGATAATTGAAATCCAATGTTATACGGAACTGGTAAATATACTTTCTTTAAATCACTACCATCTAATGTTTTAAATGATTGAGTTACATTAGCCTTTCTTGTTGGATCATATTGAATTGAAATCATTTCAAATGATAGTCTTGGTAGAGTAATCGCAACCGGTTTATTCAACTCTGCCTGTTGCTGCAACCTAGCAAGAAATTTTTGCATTGGTCCATAAGCTAGTGGAACACGCATTTCATTGTATGTACTACCATTTTCATCTAAATGTTTAATATAAATTTGATTAAAAAGAGTTCCAAACGCAATGATGGTTTTTCTAATAATCTGATGATAATAATAAGTACCTAACATTAGTAATTACCGAATGGATTTGATTCTGAAAAATCGACGATAAGATCTGCCTCTTGTTCGATTTGATCATTATCTTCATATTTATCACTAAACTTCGCCTCTTCAATATAATCTAATGAATATGTTGCATTAGAAGTTGACCCAACTACAATATCTCCCGCTACAAAAGTTCCATTGGTAGTTCCGACCTTAAGAACATTTGTAGTAGAATTCCAAGTTTTTACTCTTCCAGTTGCATTAGAAATTGAACCTGTGACTACTTCATTAAATATGAATGTTCCAATCCCTGTGATTAAAGGTGGTGCAGATATTGTAGCGGTAGGTGTTGTTGTATATCCAATACCAGCATCAGAAAGTAAAACTCTGGTAACGATTCCAGTTTCTGCAATTGAAACTCTACCAACTGCGGTCACGGCTAATCCAGCAGTAGGAGAACTAAATGCAATTGTTGGTGATATTGGATAACCAGATCCAAGTGCCGTTGATGCAATACTTACGCTAGATATTCCAGAATATCCCGTGACAAGTACACAAGTAACAGCTGCTCCGGATCCTCCTCCACCTGTAATTGCAATTCCTGGTGAAACTGTATATCCTGCTCCGGCATTTATTAATAAAATTTCTTTAATAGAGTGAACTCCATTAATCGAAGTGGTAATAGCAACAGCTTCGGCATTTTTACCTCCAGAAGGAGCCGTCGAAATAGATACAGTTGGTGTAGAAGTATAATCATATCCATCGTTTAATATTACTATTTTTCTAATGTATCCAGAATCTACCGTTGCTGATGCTAAGGCTTGAGATCCAAAAGATATGAGTTGCAACTTAGTAATATATCCCACATTTTCCAATAAAGTATCAATTTCTTCTTCACTAGTATTAATATTACTCCATCCTCCCATCTCATCTTCATATTGGAACAATTCACATTTTAGTTCATAAACATATGTTTTCCCAAGTTGATAAAATGGTTGCTCATGTTCGACAAATTTAACTTCAAATATTCTTTGACCTAATGGAAAATAGATAATATCTCCCTCTCTTGGTCGAGTACTAACTTCTAAAGATGCTTGGTCATCATTGGTTATAAATGGGGATATAAAATCTTCAAATCGTTCTTTTGATATGATTAGACTTAATTCATCTTTCAAATTCATTCCAAATTTTGAAAGAATATCCCCTTGTCCACTATAACCTTCATAGTTATTTACATATGCTTCTATTGCAAAGTTATCATCAAATCTGGAAGTTGTTACTTCTCTTATTATGGTCTCTCTCCTAACAAATTTTCTGGGAATGTAAACAACTTCAACACCATAAATTTTTAATTGCTCGTTAATTAAACTTTGAACGAGTCTTTGCTCACCGGGAGATCCTTGTAAAAAAAATGGATTAAGTGCCATATTATCCTATAAAATCGTAAGGTGGTAATTCGTAATCCATAGACATTCTTTGTCTTATATTTTCTATTTCTCTCTCCGCATCCTCATACAATTCTCTACCATTTAATTCAATACCTCCAGGAAGTTTAACTCCTCTGAATTTAATTAAATTTTGCCCCCATTGTCTCTTCAATAATGCAGTTAAATATTTTTTCAAAAAACTGTCATTATAAACTTTGGTAAAATCATTAGGATCTAAAATTCTGTAGCAATCAATAATAAGGTAAGTATCTTTAGACTTTGCTCCCCATTCAATATCTAGATATAATCTATTTTGTCGTTTGTTAAATCTTATTTGCTTATCAGTTGTCAACAAAAAGTCAATATCTTCCAGATAAGTTTTTACCATTGCATATTGCAAAAGTTCAACAGAATTAAAATAATATAAATCGTTTAAAAACAATTGATATTTAATACTAAACATTCCAGCAGAAATTGAACTAGTATCGAATTTAAAAACCTTTTCAATACCAATTACTGAATCTGGAACTTGAATAAAATTTGATGACTCATAAAAATTAAATGACGTTGTTCCAATACCTGAAATATTTGCAGAACCTGTTGTGGTAACAATTCCAACCCCATTTGGTGCTTGAGCACGTCCTCTATTTAAATCTTCTTCGGTGATCTTATATTTTAGATACATTCTTTCGACACCATCAAAGTGTCTTTCTTGAAAATATTGTAATGCATCATCGACCATATCATCAATTTGATCGTCATCCAAATTGATTTCAAGAATAGGAGCTCCTAATCTTCTTAAGCAGTAATCAACAAGTTCTTGTCTAGTTGTTGGCTTCGACATTAAAAGGATCCTCCATCTATTACATTTGTCCAGGTTGGAATGCCATTATCATCTGTTGTTAGTATATAGTTTGTATGAGTTATTGCAGAACTCGTTGCACCAGTAGATACCATTAATCCATTAGAATCGAAATATGCAATCCCACTAGTATATGAGGGAGAATAATAAAGAGACCCAGTTACAGTTGCTACGCCTACATTTAAATTTGTGGTAGTCGTAAATCCAGAAATATTTGCATTAGTTGCATTAAATTCATCAAATGTAAGATCATTCGAAACATTTAAGTTTCCTGTAATATATACATCATTATAAAAAGTTGCAATACCTATAAATGTAGAAAGACCGCTGACGTTCAGCGCAGTTACAGATGCTATTCCACCTATTACATTAGTAGCCTCTACTGCATTAGCAAGACCAGAGTTGCTAGAAACAATTTTTATTCCGTTTTGTTGTCCAACTCTGACTCTAATATCTGCCATTACTTAGTAACTCCTTCTGTTACCAGGACCATTCCTTCTATAACTCTATTCTTAATATTTCCACTCGTAATCAAAATATCATAAACATATCTTCCCGGTTTTAAATTTGCTGTTTGACTACCTGTTAATGAAATAGTAAGTTTTCCGGCAGTTGGTGGATTTTCAATGGTGCAAGTAAAACTTGTATATGAAGAGCTACCTGCCCATTTTCTCATTTGAGCTGCAGCTGTGTATCCAGTTAGGCTTAATGGAGAATTTGAAGCGGTGTCTTCTAAGTTGAAACTTTGCGAAAAAGTAGCACCAGCATTAATGATCAAATTACTTACATATACTGCCGCCATTTATTTTTTAAGCTCTACTTCTTATTTATACTTAGAGTTTTGCCAAAGAACCGATAACTTCTTGTTGTTTAAGGTACAACTTAAAATAAGATTTGGCTATATTCTTCAAGTCATTGATATCAGTCATTCTATCTATTTCGGATGCATATTTGTAATATTCAAAATTTTTAGTCAAATTGTCCAGTTCAATTTTATCGGGATCCATTAATTAACTCCTTAAGTAAAGATTTAATCTCAGCAATATCGGTTTTAATTTTATCAATTTCCTGTCTTTCTGAGAGTTTATTTTGTGCTAGTTTTTGATAATGATTATATCCAATAGTATCATAATTTATAATAGCACCGGATTTTTCATCCCTATACAAATTTGGATGTCCTTCTACTGGTATCATTATGCTAAAGCAATGCTCCTCAAATCTCTAAATCTTGGGGGGTATGCAGAATTTGTTCCTGACATCACTATTTTTATTTGATATCCTGTAAAAATTCCCAAATTATTAGCACTAAACTCATAATCCTTAAATTCATTCAGCAAACTTGGAGTAACTAATACATCAGGTAATCCACTATTTCTTGCGGGATTAATTACATCTAAAAATCCATCTGAACTTTGGTCCGTAGTTAAGTTTGGATAACCAGGGAAAAATTCAAATGCTTGTCCAATTTCACTAGAGTCTGGTCTAATTAAACTGTAAAGAACTCTAAAATCTGCTGAGTTATGTCTATACGCACTTACAATCACTTTTAGTGAAGTTGCTGCCTGTTTGAGTCTTACTAAATTCGAAACGTATATTGCGGCATGTGGATCCCCTACAAATTGATTAACTCTAGCATCACCAACATAATCTACAATTGGTCTATTTAACCTACTTCCAATAAATTCTCCTGTTGTATTTTTCCATAAAAGCATTGGTGATACATTAGGATCTTCTGTGGATAAATTAACCTTTAAGGTAAAAGATTTTCTAGAACTTAAATATGTTTGTTCATTAATTCCAGAACAAACCAGTCTTGTTGAAGTTAGTGCATTTGGTACATCCAACTTAACAGGTTCATATTGTAAATCATTGAATGAAGTTTCTGTTCCATTTGCACTTGTGCCACTTGTTGTTCTTATTTCGGCAGAAATTGAAGTGCCATTTTCTGGAGATATAGATGCAGAATGTGGATTAATTATTTCATATTGAATATTTTCCGTAGCTTCAACTGCCGATCCTCCACATACTTCTTCACGATTAAATGATAATTGTGGAGAATCTGCTGGTGATCCCGAAGATCCTTGATCTATACTTCTATTTGTAGTATTCGAATCGAAACTTGTTCTATCAAATTCAAGATAATATCCATCAATGTCAATTCCGCTGCTAGAAATAGTATGAGTTTTATTAATTCTCTTTAATGAAACACCAGCAAGTTCGTACTTATAAACTAATGTAGACAACTCATGGTCTACAATGACAGTAGAATCTATACCTCTGGTAATTCCTAACAGTTGTCCAACCCCGACAGAAGTATATTTAATTATCTCGTCTTCTATAAGTACAAATCCTGGATTCACATTGCTTACTGGCAATCCCTCAAAAGTTCCAAAATTGGTAGTAGATGCAATACTGATTGCAGATAATGACGTTGTTAACTTTAATGATAGTGTTGTTGGCGCAAAATCAGATCGTACATTATAAAGAGTAATTTTATTATTTTTAGCATACATGCTATGATCATAGTGGTTCACCTGGAAATAATTGCCAGTACTATAATTACCATAGTTTGCGGAAGATAAAATTGTGGTACTACCGAGAGATACTAATGTTCCGGAGGTATTATAATATCCTAGAGTTGCAACACCAACGTTAAGTGAATCTCCTTGAACATTTGTGAGGTATAAAGTATCTATTTTATTTGCAACACTGGTTATAGTAATACGGGCTCCAGATCCAGATGCTGGTGAAACGCTACTAGTTACAATTCCAACTACATCTCCAACTTTATATCCATTTCCTGGGAATGACTGAGAAACGCCAACACCAGTAATTGCCCCACCTGTCGCAGTAATATTTAATCTTAATCCAGTTCCATCACCATTATAGTTAAAAGTTTGAACCGATCCTGTTGTATAATTAGACCCGCTTGTGGTAATTGCTACCGTAACCGCAGAAGATCCTGTTCCAGTAATTGTACCAGAAAGATAAGTTGCAGATTGGACCGTAATTTTTCTACCTGTAGTTAATATTCCGATAATTGAGGTATTATCTGTAGTTGTAATTCCAACTTTTAATTTTCTTGGCAGAACAGTAATTGGGTTGGATGATAAAACTGGCACATATCCATTACTTTGATGTAAAGTTGGATTTGAAAATAAAGCACTGCCAGTTGTTGATGTAAATTTTGCTTTATATAATCTAAACTTCAAATCCTGATATTGATTTGCAGTCCAAATTGTTCCATTTTGAGATTTAAATAGACTTCCAATAGCAAATTGTTGTGTATATCTAACAGCTTGTGAATCTGGTAGTGAAGCTGTATTGATAGTTTTTTGCCCCATCTCTGCAATCCAAACTTCATATTGATCAGTTTGTGGTGCAAGAAGTACAATTGCATATTCTTCAAATGGTTTTAAATATATTGGAGTATCAAAAACAACATTAGTTGCTACTGATGAATCATTAGAAGTTAAAATATTATTTGGTAATAAGGTTTTAGATCCCAATACTTCTCTAGTTGGAGTACCAAGACTTACTGTTCTAACTTCAACCGTTAATGGGGCATTTCCACCATCTTTGCTAGCAAAGTATAAGTCTACTGCAGTTAAAAATGCTCCATTTACGTCTTCACCTGGAACATTTCCATTTGCTGCTTCCACATTTCCGCCAACAGAGAATGATTGTGCTAATGGATCAACATAATATATTGTTGTTGTGACCGTAGTTACTTTTTGCCTTTCTTCCCAGGTTCCTTCAGCCTTATAAATTGTTTCTCCAGAGCAAATCAATGTGCTTCCAGGCAATGGCGTTGCATTTGTGGAACTTGAAGTTAATTTATAAACTTTTGATCCTGTTGCAATTCTTACTGCAGGGGGTGGATTTGTATTTGGATCTCTCAAAAAGAATGATCCTGAAATAAATCCATTTAAATCTGTAATAAGTCTTAGATCTTTTACGTAAGCAACAGATCCACTAGATTGTCCAACTAACTTCATGCCAACTGTCAAATAACCATTATAAAGACCTTGAGCGGCAGTGCATAAGGCATCGATATCAACGTTTAGCACTTTGGATGATGCACTGTATGATGCAGGTATAGATTCGTTTGTGGAGTATGGATTGGTGCTATAAGTCACAGATGGGTCATTATAGGATCCTTCTTTATGATTAGATTTTGCAACCCTAAAGGAAATTTGGACATTTCCATTTACATATCCTTTTACAGTTTCTCCTACAGTGAATGCTCCAGATGCACCATAATTTTGTAAAGATGTGTCTGATGCAATTTCAATAAGTTTGGGAATAAAGTCTACTCCGCTTGTTCCATCTAAAAATTGATATAATCTTGTAAATGGTTTCATATTCACGGCGGTAAATCCCGTATTACGGGATCTCATGTAAGATTCTTTTCCGCTCGCTCTTAGGACATCTTGAACACTAGTATTAGTGCTACTTCCAACAATGGAAAATGTTCCGGTAGCATATAACCATTGCCAGTTAGTTTGATTTACAGTTAAATCTGCTAATCGAATTGTTCTAACCCAACTATCTGAAGATGGATTTAATTTTACGGTTCCACTGTATGAAATTACATGGAATGGGTTAACATTTTCTACTTTAGTAGCAAAAAGTTGATTTAACCATGCTACCGATTCGTAGTTTAAAAGTATACCATCTCCAACTTTCTTTACATTATTATCTACTAAACTATAATTTGAATTTAGATCAATAGTGCTATCTGGAGCATTAGTTGCTGGAACTGGTCTTAAATTTATACTATTTCTAGTTTCTTGTGTGCATAACTGTGTATTTTGCTCATCTATTCTTATTTTTGAATATCTGTTGTCAATTAAATCATAATTTTTAAAATCATCTACAAAAAATCCAGATTTAAATCTAGTTAACCCATTAGCATCTTGAATTTGTAAAGTTGATGTATTTAACTCCAACAAACTTAACGATGTTGTTTTTTCTAAATTTTCAATTCTATCTTCAAGTTTTCCAATATCTCTCATTGTATATCTTCTATTATCATTAAGAGATACTTGAGCATCTGCTGGATTATATAAGTATGGGGGCAATGTAATGGTAGCGATTTCCATTACATTATTTGGATTACTTGGTTCTTTTGGATCTGGTGCAGGTGTACCTTGAAGGAGAGTGAAAGATCCTTTTTTATCAATATAAAGTTTGTCAATTCTCCCCAAATAAAACTGATATCCAACTAAACCACTTTCATCAGGAGAAACTATTAACTTTGGTTCCGCGCCAAATGATCTGGAGGAAAATTCAAATGGCGATGATGTAGTTCCAGAAAAAACACCAACATACGGTCTAAAATCTAATGTATCTGATGCTCTAGTATTATTGAATCCTATACTTGGAATGTCCGTTGAGAATCTTTCTGCAGAATAACTGTTAACTGTAAAAATGTCTCCAGTATCTGATGTTGGGACACTATAATGATCGAATACTATTAGTAATTGTCTAGATGGTGAATTTTCTCCGGATCTTCTTACAATTCTCGAATAATCATAATATTGCTCTTTCTGACCTTTATCTAGAGTAAATTTAGTAGTAATATTACTGTATTTACCTAAAGTTATGGATGATATTGTGGTAGTAATATCAGATTCACTGAAAGTAACAGTTTCTCCTGCAATAAACTGTGATGAATTTAAGTATACAATACCTAAATTATTAGAAGATGGTTTTGATACAATTCTTGCGACTGCTTTGCTTGTTTGACCTACGATCTTTTCCCCAATAATAGCGTTAGCGTCAACATTAACTACAGCACTAAACGCTAATTGATCTAAAGTTGGTGCATTTGTATCTAAAGATTCATAAACAGCGAGAACAGATACTACATCTGGATAATTGAGAGAAATTTCTTCATCCTGAACTCTTAAACCATAAAATTGGTTATATATAAGTCCATCATTTGATGTTGTATTAATTCCCGTACCAGACTCTGGGTTTTTGGAATAAATTACATTTAAAGTTCTACTTCTTACAAATTGTTTAATTTTACTTTGTAAATTATTTTTGATAAAAGTTGCATTAATTACCGATATTGTTTTATTCTGAATATTGGAAAAAGTGACTCTACTAGGATTTGATGTAATAGAAACCTTATCAGCTGATAAGGTTTCTATACTACCATCATTATACATTATCGAATATCTTTCTTCATCGAATGCTGCAAAATCTATAACCGCAGAAGTAATACCAATATTAAAATTACCCACATCTACCGTTAAGGTATTTCCAGTCACTGTAGGTGTAAATGATGTATTATTTTGGGCAGTGAATGTTATATTTGAAAAATTTAAATTAATTGATGAAACATTATCATTTGGTAGTCTTGCATATAAAAATCCCTGTTGGTCATTTCTAATTCTAGCGATTCCAACTGAATATGGACCACTGTATAGTGTAGAAATTCCCAATGTACCATCACAAACTCCACTAACACTAGTTTCTGCAACTAATGTTAGTGATGTTAGACTACTCGAAATTCCGCTAACTCTGTTATAAATTTCTGATGTTATGCCTGGTCTCTGATATCTAATAATATCATCTGTTTTTATTCCGGTAAAAGTTGCTGGAGATGCAACAGTTGCAGTCGAGATGCCACCAATTCCAGGAGTAATCGTAATTATTTCCGGTCTTGCAAATTTTTCTAAATACGAATCTGCCACAAATGCTGTCGAAAATCCACTAACAGCTGATGGTTGATACAATGATTTTATATCATTTGCATTATATGCTTTTATTCCAGAAATAGATCTTGGATATAATTCAGTTCCATTAATTAAAATTTGTTCTCCAATTATAAAAGTTCCCGAAGTTTGTCTTAAAATTAATGTATTAGTTCCACTACCACCAGAAGAAACGGTATATGCAGTTGCACCACTACTTTTACCTTTTATAAATGAAGTTGCTGGCAGTTCTACTGAAGAAACTGATTGGTTTATAGTAAGTTCTGTAAATGTTTGAATATCATATAGATATAAATCCCATATCGTAGGGGATCCCAGATATGCTGCGTCAGTTACGCTAAAACTATAAACTCTTGCAGCACCTATAGTTGTACCTGCTCCAGCTATAGTACTATTTTTTCTTCTATTTTGTAGGAAAACAATTCCTCTTATAGCTGGTGCTCCAGTTACATTATTAACTCTCAGTATATTTCCCATTTGGAATGGGATATTTACTGAGGAGACAGTTTGGGTAGTTCTTGGTTTATCAAAATCAAGTACTTCTGTTCCCGTTTTTTCTATATCATATCCTTCTACATAAGCCTTACCTGGTGATAATTTTAAACACATCAAATCATCAGATGGAATATTTCCCTGTTCGGTTTTTTCAGTATCAAAATATAATCCATCATTTCCAATCCTATCATTTAAAGAATTGTTTATGGAAAATTCAAAAGGATCTATAACATAATTTCCGGATTCATCATAAGTTCTTTTTGCAATCCAATCCCTAATTAAATTATATGATGACTGCACATCCATTTTTTGAATGGATCCATTTCTAACTCTCAGTAATTCGACAAAATCAACATCATTGATGTCATCTATAGATTTTTTAGTAAGAATTAAAGATATTTTAAATCTATCTGCTCCTGGAGCTGCATAATTTGTAAATCCACTTGCATTATCATATAAATTTTCATCATCCTTTGCGGTAATGATTTCTTCAACTACAGATAAACCCACCCTATAAGTGGGCATATTTGTATAATAGTCTAATATTAAAGTTTGCTTTTCAACTCTTACAAATGTCCCTCTAACAAAGTAAACACCCTCTCCAATAGATGCGGATGATCCTGTTGAAGTTGCATCAGATACAATTGTAGTTGCAAATGGAACACCGGATCCTATATTACCAACAGATTCGTTTACATATAAAGATTCATCATCCTCAAAGGGAGAAATTAAATTATTAGCATCAGAATCTAAGTATTTTACATATATTGTTGGATATTCTACATCGGAATTTACATCTTGAACATATACAAGTCTTGCACTAATTCCAGAAACTTGCCCTATAATTGTTTTTCCGATAAAATTGGACAGGTATGAAGTTATATCTACTCCATACTGCGTTGGATTAAGTTTTACTGCACTAAATTGATTATCATATGCAATATTTCCTGGAATAACTAAGGATCCCTCTTTAAAAATATGGCTACCAAATGACTCTACTTGATCTTGTAATATTGATTGTAAAGTATTTAATTCTCTTGCCTGTATTGGCTTACCTGGATTAAATAAGACCTTGTAATAATTATTGTCCCTCGCCCCAGTAATAGGTTCATTGAAATCATCAAAATAAGGACTTACATTTAAATTAGTTTTTTGAGCCATTTTTTAAAATTCCAGGATAATTTTAACGTCTTCTTTTTGTCTAGAATTTCTTGTTACAGTTGGTCTATTATCTATGTAAAGGACATCGCCCGACTTACTATTTATCTCAGGATCTGATAAACCATTTGTGAAGTTCACCCCTAAATTAACAATTTTTGATCCAACTGTTGTTGTTATTCCACTAAATCCATTATCAATTGTGGCATTAAATCCGCCGTCCGATTTGCTAATTTGATTAGTGGAATTAAAAGTAAGTTGAGTACCTGTTGATCCAAAAAATGATGACATGCCAACAAAGTCCGCATTAGTGGATCCACTACCACCATTGTAATAAATTGAACGATCTCTATAATACTTTAAAACCTTTGTTTCAGTATCATATGATACAACATATCCATATGCTTTACCACCACTTACGGTTTGTTCAATTTTATCCCCAATTGAAACTGTGCCAGTAGGTGTGCCACTAAATTTCATGGCGTAAACTGCGGAAAATTCATTTCCACTAAAGATAGTTGTCCCAGTTCCAGTGGTGCTAAAAACAAAAGGATTTTTTACAATTCCAACCTGAGCAAATTTAGTATCGATTGGAAAATCTTTTGTCGAATCATCAAACCTTACATAAACTAAAACTTTATCTGCACCCAACTCACGATATATGTCATATCCATGACCCCTTGAAGGTGGAATGATTGGTATTAAATTTGCATAGGATGCTGGAATATTTGTAGATGTTGTACCTAGATCAATTAAAGCATAGGTATAATTCTTTCCACCAGCAATGACAGTTGCATTAGAAACTTTTCCCTCAACATCAATATCAATCGAAACTTGTCCTCCACTACCATCACCAACTATGTTGCATACTTTTCCCGATTGTGTGGGATAACCAAGTCCGGTACTTTTAATAAAAATTTGTTTTATTTGATTTTCATTTACTGTCGAATCTCCATTTTCTCTAACTGCAGTTATTTGAGAATCTGTAGTTGTTGCCCAGTCATTTGGAATAGCAATGTATTCTGTCGAATCAAATTTTACAATATCACTTGGCGAAACAGTATATAAAAATTTCCAAACATACCCATCGGAAAGTTGTGTTGGTTCTAAATCTGTAAAGGTTGGTTCAATCTGAGAAGAATTTCCTGAAGTTTTAATTCCAGAAGATCCATTATTAAGACAAATATAAACTCTATAATCGGAATTTAAAACGTAATAGTTTGCATCATATAATCTCAATGCGCCAGAAGAAGATCTATTTTCTATACTATAATCTGCTCGATACATATCATATTGCTGCCCAGAAGTCCAATCAATCCTTCTTACTACTCTTCTAAGGTTAGCACTAGTTATTTTTTTACCATATAAAATAGTTGACTTGTAATGATTTACATAGTCATAATTATCCGTTGGATTTGGTGGATTACTGTCCCAAGTGCCAGATCTCCCAAATCCTCCAGATGGTGTAGTTGGATTTGAAAGACCAACAAAAACATAATATGAATTTGAAGAATTTGCTACAGAATCTGCCAAATTTGATGCATTTAATATTCTAAATTGATCCGTTACAAGTGCAGACATTTGGATATAGTTTTTTCTATATTTATACTAGGTTATAAGATCTTTTTTAAACCTCCAATGTTACGTAATCCTGTACCTCTTCTTTGTATTGTTGGGAATGTAGAGAGCCCCGCAGAAACTCTATATCCAGTAAGAGCTATTCCTATAGGACCAGATCCTCTTTCAAATCCAGCCAATCTCCCCCAAGAAATTTTTCCGGCTATAGGTCCAGAAGTAATTAATCCAGATACATTTGTTGTTGATAATATATTGCATGTAAGAATTCCGCTAGAAGGATCAAATGCACTTACGTTATAAATGCAATCTGCAAAAGTTGTTCCTATTCCAATTCTTTCACTATCATTAGTATAAATTGAAGTCACTCCTCTTCCAACATAAGTATCAAAAACATAAACTGGATTTCCGACATTTAAATTTGGGAATGGAGACATTGTTGGACTCAATATAAACTGAATTGCCAATGCTGTTCCTATACCTGGACAAGTTGCAATATTTGTAATAGTTCCGGAAAATCCCTCAACTGTTGTTATTTCAGTAATGAATTCATATGCTGGTACAGGTTTTTCAACAATTATTCTTGGAGGATTAGTGGATGTATATCCAAGACCACTGAAAGATACAACAGGACCAGTAACTGTCCCAGTAGAACTGACTACAGCGTATCCAATTGCTGTTGATCCAATACCAACTCCAACTTTTGTGGGTGCTGCAATTTCCAGTTGAACAGTTGTTCCAGCTGGACCCAAAGAAAAATATCCACTACCAGCACTCGTTATTGAAATCGCACTAATTCTACCACTCGCATTAACAGTAGCACTAGCTGCAGCTCCGACTGGATCATCTTCACCAGTAACTATTAATCCAGAACATGAGAATTCATTAACATCAACATTTTCATAATTGAAAAATTCGGCATTATCTACCCACAATTCATTAGACAAACTGTCAAAGGTTTTAATAATTCTTGCTGTTGGATAAATTTGTGGTTCTATAGAATCTCTTGCTTTTGAAATTATTTTACCGTCTATAACTTTATCGGTGTTTTGCTTAGTCCAATAAATTGGTTTATTATTGACAATATCCACTCCTTGATCGATATAAAGATCTGTTTGAATTTTATCCGAGAATAAAATTTCGGTTACGGTTCTTTCTTCTTGAGTGGTAGTCACTCCCGATAAAGTATTATTTGAAAATATTTGAACAATATCTCCATCTTTTATAGTTTCTATTACATTATAAACTCTACTATCAGCATCACTTCCCCTGTAGAAAAATATTGATACCTTATCTTCAGGTCTAGGGGCTTGTGTAAATTCTATAGCACTTCCACCTTCAAATGCATAAGAAACTTTAGGTTCTTGTAATATTCCATTAATAAAAACAATTAATAAAGAATCAAAGTCAATTAATACCGACTCTGGTGAGTCTCCTTGTTCAATACTTATTAATTCATTGTTATAATATAATGGGAATCTTGTTCTAGATCCATCTTGATAACTGGCAATAGAGTCAATATAATCCATTTCGCCAAATTGCCAACATGAGAAAGAATCTGAGAAAGTTTTCAAAACTGTTAATTGGAATTCTTTTATAGGAGCTCCTAATCCTTTAGCAGTTACAAGTCCAACAGCTTTAATAACATCTCCCCGTTGGAATCCATAACCATTTCTTGCAATCTTGAAATTTTTAACCTCAAATAAATCAGAAGATCCAACACCAGTTGTTGAGGCTGCTCCAACTTCAAGATTTAATAGCAACCCAAATCCACAATCTGTTGTTGAACCTACACTCAGTCTAGAGACACCAACTACTTCAAGATTCTCATAGTTTGGTGGAGCAATATAAAATTTAGGAGCACTTGATCCAATGGAAGTGTATCCAGATCCTGGATTAACTACAGTAAATGATAATGTACCTCCTGCACCTACTGTTGCAGATATTGTTGCTCCAGATCCAACTGGTGCTGATATTGCTATTGATACTGGTGATCTATATCCAGATCCAATATTTAAGTTATACCATGGGAATACAGTGCCAAATCCAAGGGATGCGGATCCAACATAGGTGTGTGGCAATGTACTTGTTCCAACATTAGCGGTAAATCCTCTAGACGAGAGAATTCCAGTAACCTCCCACAAATATGCGCCAAATTTAGGTGATGGGAAATATGAAACTACTCCTGCACCAGAAGGGCACGTAAATGCAAATCCCACTAATCTAACTCTATCGTTTTCAATTAAACCATGGTCCACTGAAGTTCTTATTGTAATTACTCCAGTTTCATGGTCATAAAAAGCAGTATTAACTCCAACAGAAGGTCCTGTGTAAGAAATTCCAACAACATTTGTTATGGTTCCTCCAGCACCAACTGTAGCTTTAACTTTTGCTCCCACTAAAGGCGCATAACCAAGTCCTGGAGTGGATCCTAATGATACAATAATACCACCCCTAGGAACTTCATTTAAATTAACATCAGATGGTGAAGTTATATAATCTCCGGTTCCAGCTGAAGTAATTCCTGCAAAAACGATACTACTAATACCAACTTCGGATGTGAACTCTGGATTGGTAGTAAGACCAGCACTAAATCCAGTATATTCATCTGGTCTAAGATAATATGGTGCAAATGGATCCTGAGTAAAGGTAGTATTATCAACAATGCTGTAATTGTTTGCTGGGTTATTTTGTGTAGTTGGGGTTTGGAATATTCCATTAAGTATAACAATACCATTAGATCCATCGGATCCTAATCCAGATGTATTAATACCATTTATTGTTAAAGTATAAGTTCTTCCTATCCCATTAAATTCTTCAGAAATATCGTCATATATTATATTTGTGGTATAATCTTTTCTTAAGAAAACTCTTCCATTAAAATATGCTCTAGACTCTGGAAGATTGTCTAAATCTGAAAATAATTGGTCTTGTAAATTACCCTCTGGTTGCTCAGTAAACCATATAGTATTTTTATTAATGCCATATGATCCTCTATAGAGAGAAACATTACTAAAATCTACATGAGTTGATGCTGAAGTGCCAACAAATCCTCTTTCAACCTGAATTAATGGGAAAGTTCCAGCAAAAGAAATTGGACCAGTTGGAGTTGTTGAAAGTCCAAGATTTACTACCTTCATATATTCATTATCAACTTTTAAAATATCACTAATACGAATTGAATTAATTCCACTAAGTTTGAAAATTGTTGAAGCTGTTCCGATAGATCCGTAATTATCAAGAGTGTAATTTAATTTTGTATATGATATTGGACTTTGAATTATATTATTAATTGATATAATAGTTTTTTCAACTTTCTTTTCCATTTCCAATTCATGTGCATTACCAGATCCTTCAGATGTAAATGTTATAGCAATTCCAGATAATGCATCATTTAATGTTGCTGCTAATCGGAATGAATCATTATCAATTCTAATTGCCCAAACAACAGGAGGCATAATGTTTGTGACGAATCCCAAATAATCAGTTGTTGCGCCAATACTTACAGGGGATGCTGAAACTGAAACAAAAGTTGATTTTGGTCTATAATATATTTTTTCTCCAGTATTAAAGAAATGGTTATTGATTGTAAATGTTCCTGTTGATTTATTTAATATTGTCGTATTGGCAGGATTAAACTCCTTCATGAATATTGGAGTTTGATTATAATATGCTTCAAAATTAAGTCTATTAATTTCTTTATCGTTAACCGCATAAAACTTAGTAATACCTACCGATTCAGAAACATTTTTATATGTTAAATTTTGAGGTAAATTAATAAAATCACTTTCAGAATAAAAGACACAATTATAACTTAATATTTCATAAGTTGTTGTCGTGCTAATGCCAGAAAGATTTGTATCTGGATAAAAAATTAGTGATGCAATATTTCCATTTCTCCTGCCTCCAAATGTTCCTATACCAGTTGTACTTCCTGCAGATATAAATGGATATTGATAAGTATACACATCATTTAAATCTACAGTAGTCAATACTTGGTGTAAAGCACTAGTCGATCCTACACTTATTTTGATGATTGACTTTGCCGATGTGTATAAATCCGTATTATAGGAAAATACTGTAGAAGATGAAGAAACTCTTGTAAAACTTGAACCTAAACTAATAGTTCTCTCGTCTTCATCTGGTTGACCATCCGATTTAAATCTATATGTACCTATTCCAAGTGCCGTTGCTCCAAATCCAACAATCTTTGATCTAACAGTTACTGAATTTGTTGTATTGTTTGTATAGGTAAAGGAAACAATACCACTTGATAAAGAAGCAGTAAATATTCCTATAGATTGTGTGCTAGTATCTTCTTCGGTGTCAAAATAAAATTCTCCTAAATTTGTATCAACACCATTTGTATTATCTAAGAAAAATTCATAGTAATTCATTTTATTAGTCACATTATCAGTTATATGGATCTGAGAAAACGCAGATCTTATTGTAGACTGACCTTGATTAATTAAACTAAAGGTAGATCCTGCACCAACTGTAGATGTGATTCCAGATAGGGTAATAAAACCAATTGTTGTGGACCCAACGCCAACATCTGAAGATGGGAATTTAGTATTTAAAAATTTGATATCATATGTGCTATTATATGGATCATTGGGTACAAACTTTAAGTAATGATTATTTAATTCATCAACTTCACCATAAATTTCTCCTATTGAATTTGAAGTATATCCAATTTCAGTTGTAATTCCTGTAGATAAAGATCCCCTTTCAAAAGAATATACATTTGGTTCTCCAGTTATACCAGCATTATCTGTCAAAACAATAGTCTCTGTCAATTGAGACGTTGAACCATCTTTATTTTTAATTTGAACCAAATATGAATTAAATTTATCGCTAGGAACTATCGTCGTAATTTTTGAAGAAGTAGCAACATCTTGATTTGTGCTTGAAAATAATGGACTAATATCATCAATACTCAATACTCTATTAGATTCAGCTGCCACATAGTTTGCCAATCTTTTATTATCAAAAATCACAAATCTAGAACTACTTTGTGATATATTTGTATCAATGTCTCTAACTAAATCAAAATTTGAAATTGTAGTGACATTTTCTTCGTTTATAACATCATATAAAATTGATAAGTATTCTTCAGTTGCAGTTGTTCCAAGTCCAACATTATTGGAAATTTCCGTATCAGAAAAGTTTTTTAATCCAACGGAATGTAATAAATTGTTGACTGGACTTACAATATCTTCCCATGTTTTTTTACTCTTTATACTATATGAAAGATTTTGATAATAGTCATTGTCAGATATGACCTGAGTATCTTCACTGAGTTTTCCAATATCATCTGACCATCCTAGCTTTTGTCTAGATGCATAATCAACGTTAAATTTACCACTCGTTGCACTTATATCATTAATTATAGCTTTTGTTGCAGACTGATTTCCTCTTATATGATCATTTAATAAAATATCATAAGATCCTGCAACTTTAATTGTACTTCCAGATGTTTCTGTTATTCTTAAATCCTGTAGTTGATAAACTCCACTACTATTTTTAACTTCTAAATATTCACCTTTTATAAAATCAGCATATTTTTGTACGGCATTAAATTTTGGATAATTTTTGTAATTTATTACAAAACCGTAAATATCCGTAGATGTTTTTGCTATTCCTGGATTTGTAGTGGTTCCGAGACCAACTACACTAAACTCTAAATTTCTTGGTAAAGATGTTCCTGCATTTTCATAACTAGTTATTGTAAAAAACTGATATCCATAATCTTCAGAATTAAATCCTTGCCCATCAACTCCATATTTTTCAATTCCTTCAACGTAAATCTTATCGCCAACTTCAAATGGTTCCTCCGCAAATCCAGATAAAGGAGTAACTAATTTGCATGTAATTATTCCAGAATTTGAAGAGGAAATGGAATTTATTCCCACACCATTGGTATTATTAACTGCTTTTATTGTTACTATAGTGGCTGGTAGACCTTTTGGTGGAACCTCAATTGAAACAGATCTAATAGAATTTCCAAAAAAGTTTGGAGATAAATATCCAGAATCTATTTTTTCGCCAGTAGTTGTATCTACAATTATTAAATTGGGGGACGCTGTATAATTTTTTCCTGGATCAAGAATATCTACTCTCTCTATTGTAAATAAATTATCTAAGTTTAATAGTTTTGAAACGTCAGCTTCAGGTTTTAACGTTTTATCTGATGCATATCCGAATCCTTCATTTAAAATTCTACTTTGATTGATGTTTCCAATCTTAGTTGAATTTGCAACAAGATATGCTCCAGTACCACTTTCAGATTCAATTGTGGAGAATATAGGTAATTTTTTGTAATTAAATCCAGGTGAGAGTGTTTTAATCTTGGAAACTCCACCACTTGCAGTCAAAGAATTGGTTTTATATTCTATAGAATCACATTCAGATTTAATATATGAAGGTCTTTCTGGATTATTTTTTAGGGATATAGTAAATTGAGTGCTACCAATAGAATTAATTTGATAATTGCCATTGTAATAGCTATCAATAAAATTAATTTGTGAATAATTTTTGACAGAAACATCTGCAGTACTGATAAATCCAGTTTTACTTAAAGCATAGTATAACTTGGTTGGAACATTTTCACTGAAATTGAGTTGTAAAGAAGCATTTGTAGATATTCCTGGAGTTCCAACGCCAGAAGTTGAGAATACACTAGTTCCTCCAGCAGAAACAAATCTATTTTTAAATGCAGGATCGTAGAATAATTGAAATTGATATCCATTTAGAGAAGAGTCTCTCAAATTAAACAAAAGATTGTTGTTCTTTATTGCTACTAATTGTGGATTAACTAATGAAAAACTTTGCGATGTTGCACCTGCACTACCAGCACTGGTAATGTCTATAGTAATTGGAGGATCCGATAAAACATCTTCTATAGTTTCTGATATTTTAATTCTATTATTGTCTAGTTTGTAAACAAAATAGAATATATTGTTGGTCAATCCACCAGCTGGTGTGGTTGCTGTATATTTTACTTTATCTCCAGTATTTAAATTATGATTCGCCAAAGTAAAAGTATCATTTGTTGTATTAACAGATGATGATCCAAATAAAATCGGATTTACTAAAATATAACCAGAAAGTGGATCTCTTTGTATTCGGATAGAACCAGAGGTTCCTATTCCAACAGTAATATTTGGTTTAATTGATAAACTTATTTGATCACCGGTTGACAAATTATGAGAAGTTGATACTGATACATTTGAAGTAATTCTTTCTACAGTTCCAACTATGTTATCCAATGTTGTTTCTATCGAATATTCGTAATCATTGGATCCATTATTAACAAAATACAATCCATTTGTAGAAGTCACTAATCCAACACTAGTCACGAGACCAATGTAATCTGGAGATCTTTTAATTACAAATGCTGTTCTAGCAAGTCCTGCTATTAATTCGAATGTAGTGGATACTATTCCAACACCATAATTAAGAACTGTAATTGAAGAAGCACTAGATACTCTTCTTAAAATAACCCTATCATTAGTTTCAAATGGGTGATTCGGTAAGTAAATTGATTGGGATGGGATTTGTACAGTCTGATTAGTTGTTAATCCAATATTATAATCGACAGTTGTGCTGGTGCCGGATGTTGTACCTACCCCCACAGAAAATACTGGATTAAAATAAACTATCTTTTTCTCGATGGATTTAAATGATCCAACTTTTTTGTTAAAAGTAAATCTGTCAGGATTGAAGTAAACTATTTTACCTGCTGTATGTGAAGTTCCTGTTGTTCCTCTCCTAACTCTAAGAATATTTTGAGATTCAAAGATATTTAAAATAGATAGAGTTTCTGTACCAATACCAATGCTACTACCTATAGAAAGTCTTTGTGGTAAAGTAGATAAAATAATATCTGTGACAAATCCTGAAAGTTGATATTCCGGAACTTCCTGAATGAGGACAGTTGTATATGAATTTATACCAACTTGATAAAATCCATTTAAAGAACTAAGTGAAGTAGAAAATCCAGATATATTCACATAATCAAGATTTTTTAAGTCGTGTTTTGGTGATATTTTTACACTAATTGAATCGTCATTATTCCAAGTAAATTCTGCACTATTATATGACAAAGTAGAAGTATCTATTTGAGTAATTTCTTCTCCTTTAATGTTAGATACTTCTGCAATCAATCCCCCACCACCAGTATCTGTGTTATCAAATACAATATTATCCCCAACTTTGTAATCATCTCCAGAAGAAATGATTGAAATGCCTTCTACAGATCCAGAAGTTACTGATTCAATAATTGTTGTTTGTGATAAAATCTCATTTGATTCGATTAAAAAGTCATTATTTGCATATGGATCTGAAACTTTGTATGGGAATGTATTTCGAATGAGTCCTGAATTATTGAAATCTATGGACTGATTTAATGTTTTGTTTTCTTGAATAAATTTTGATTTATACCTATCACCAATAAAGTATGGAAAACTTCCCACTTTATTATTATTAGCATCTACAACAGAAGTTGCAAAATATGCATAAACTCCTTCTGGAAATTCTGGGGTAACGCAAAATCTTCCATTTGATGGATCTAAATCTCCACCTCCAGTAAAGGTATAATCATCTATAAAAAATCCAAGATTAAATCCAGATGGTCTATTTGCTATATTAGATAAACTTGCAGTATATCCAGAAACTAATTTTTTAATAGTTGAGTTTTTGTTTTGAGGATCTGAATATCCATAGGCACCATATATTGGATTTCCATCATAAGCCCACCCAATTATTGGAGAATGTGCTGTTCCGAGATCATTAAATTCAGTTTGAACTATACCAGAATATCCACATATTCCATATTGTAAGTTTTCATATGAAGAAACTATTAATTCGTTAGCAGATGTAAGATTATCTGTGATATCATCATTTACAATATTATTATTAATAGTGATTGATCTTACTTGAGGATCAAATGCTACATTTTTTCCAGAAGAAACCACTTTTAATTTTGTAGCACTATCGTATCCACTTCCACCATTTATAATTACAACATCGGTTAATCTGTAGTTAGTAATTACTGGTTTTAAAATGGCACCATTTCCCGTACCAGTAATCTCTATTGTGGGGGTTGAATAATAGTCCAAACCCCCATATGAAATAGAAACATCTGTTATTGACCCATTTGTAACAACTGCTCTAATTTCTGCATTTTTTCCAGTTATTACATTAATTGTTGGTTTTAAGTGATAATCTATTATTGTTGAACCATAACCAATTCCAGAATTAATTGTATAAGCTCCAATAATACTACCTTTTACTACAGGAGTTGCTGATATAGATCCCCTAAATTGAGTACTACCTAATCCAACAGCAGTGTAGTCTACCTTTAAACTTATATCTGGATAAGCGAAATTGTGGTATCCATTTCCAGTTGATCCAAAGCTTACTGGTTTTCTTCTAAGATAATTTATTGTTGTTGTTGCTCCTATCCCAGCATCAGCTAACTGAAATCTGTTGTTGTCTAATTTGAGAACATAATATTGTTTTGTCGTAGTTAATCCGGAAAGAGGACTAGCAACTGAAGATCCAATAGCAGTATTTGAATATACAATTATATCTCCATCATTAAATCCATGATTATTGAATAAGACTATATTCTCTACGGTGGATATTCCAGATCTGAGAACGCTCAATTTTCTATTGGTATATCCACTTCCAGAATCAACTACCTTAATTTCTGTTAAGGTTTTTCTTGGTTCGGTTGCAAATTTGTGTATACCAGAAGTTCCTGCGGTCGAAAATCCAATCGTATTAATTCCTATCTTATAGTCATTTAGTGAAGGATAAAGTTGAATTGTTGTATCACTAATAAATTTTGTATAGTAAACTGTTTCTTCTTTTAGGAAATTGCCTGGTTGAATAGAATCTCCACCTAAAAATGTTGCTACGCCTAGAGGTTGATTCGATCCTGGTCTGTAAGTTATTGGTTGTCCATTGATTAATCCATGATTATTCAAAAATGTTATCGTATCATTAACAACATCAACACCACCTTCATCTGTTAATAATCTTGCATCAAAAGAAATTTCTCTCCGTCTTCTCTCCAAAATAGGATCGAATGAAGCTCCTTTACCATTTCCACCAGTAATAGCAATAGAGACTATGACATCAACGTCAAATTCTTGAGGGTCAACAAAAATTCTTTCAACTTTTCCACTAACAATAGGACGTACTGAAGCTATGCCTGAAGAAACATTCAGTATGGGTGGATTAACTACATCATAATCAGTCCCACCATTTAAAACATTTACCGATTCTATTGGACCATAATAAACTTTACTTTCAGATTTATATCCATAAATTTCAACACCATTAATCAACATTCCTACAGGACCAGGTTCAGTGAAATCAATCTCCTGATCTCCGGTATCATAATTTACAGATAATGGAAACTTTCTTAATATTTTTTGTGGAGAAAGTATCCTTTCTCTTTGAGAATTTAAAGTTAAAGTATGAGTTCCAGATAGAACTTGTCCAAAAGTTAAATAGTTTGAAGAACCTATTACAGATCTAGAAGCATATAATTTAACCTGTGTATTTCCGGGCAAAACTTGAACATAATATATACCCTCACTCAGTGATTCTATGGGAGAATCTGTATGTGTATAGTATACTTCGCTTCCAGTTAAGAAAGAAACTTGTTGGGAAAAAACTAACGTGGAATAAGTTCCTGTTTCCGAATCAAAGTCTGTAACGTTAACTATATTATATGAAAAAATCTTTTTAGATATGGTATAAGATGGGAAAGAATTTGATGCCACATAAATGTAATCATCATTACCATTATATACATTTTGAATATCTGATGTTATTTTATTAAATTGAAGAGGAACAACCGAACTACTTGCAGTCTTAATTCTTCTTCTAATATCATAACTTGATCCCTTAGTTAAGGTAAATGATGAATTAGTTGTTATTTGATTTCCATTAATCGCAGTAATTTTGATATTAGATTTAATTATTGTTTGAGAATCTCTATTAAGAACATCAATAGAATCTCCCACCTTCAAACTTGACTTGTCAATAGAACTTGCCAAAATACATTGGTTGGTAGTTACAGGAGTGCCGTTTGGAGTTGAGGCTGGGGCAAATGTGTCTATGTAATATCTTGAGCTTGTATTGTAAATCCAACTATTTGCAAAGATTTCTTTATATGTTTTATTTGAAGATGGATTTTTAATTTTTTCACCAATATTTTTTACATATATCTGTTCACCTATACTTAATGCTGTTGTACTTGATTGATCTGCTTCAAATTCGGACAAAACTCCAGAAATTCTAATTACAACTTTATTATCAGTATTGCCATCTTCATATCCATAATATGTTTCTTCTGAATATATTGTTTCTGCTGTAGTAATACCAACGTTTATGCCAGAGCATTCGAAAAATTGGTTAATACTTTTACTGCCATAAACTATGGTATTGTTATCAGTATAAACTATTCCACTATCAGGAAATCCAATTGTAGAATCAACTATTATACTGGAACTACCTGCAGAAACGTAGTCTATATTCTTAGTAGATCCTGTAATATTAAATGTTCCGGTAATTGTAGGAGCAGAATCGTCATATCCCACAAAAAGTAGTAATTTATAATATGACTTACCCTTTCTTCTAATTAATTCAACTTCAGAAACTGATGCTGACGTATTGGGATCTGTTGTTTTAAATATTGTTTGACCTTTTAGATTTAATGGGTCACCAGAAATTACTTCTGCAACAACTACATCCCTTCTTACAAAAGTTGCATATGAAGGTTTAATTGTAAATTTTTCCAGATCAACAATTCTTGGAGATTCATTGAATAATATCTTGAATAAAATTCTAAATGATTCGGAAGTTCCTTTTGATTGATAAAGAGTTCTTGCTTCTTTTATAAAGTTTCCAACATTCAATTCAGAAACAAAATCTTTATTCTCTAATCCTGGTGTTAAAGAATATTTAATCTTTTTATAAAATTCTTTTAAGAATAAAGAACTTAAGTTTTGAACAGGTGATAATTCAGAATGTTCGGATGCAGAACTTTCCGAAAAAACTAACTCTCCAGGATTTAAAACATCATTATAAGTTGTAATACCACAAAATCCGCGAATACAACCAGTAAAAGTATTTGTTGTTAATCCAGTATATGTAATTATTTCATCGTCAATTTTTAATAATCCATAACTTTGGGGAAATCCCTTAGTACTTGATACTTGAATTATATCCGAACTCGAGCTTACATTGTTGGAAAGTGTAGTAAATCCAACTATTACATCAGGTGTTAAATTGTCTAATTTTAAATATTGATCTAAATTCTCTGCGATATCAACAGTTCCACCTTGATATTCTTGCGAGACGTAATATTGTTTAAAAAATTCTACGGCAGTAGGATTTTCATCGACAATAAATTCTGGAAGTTGATTCTCAACTACTTGTTGAATCTTTACTCTATACTCAAAACCAGTTTCTATCATATTTACGACCTCGTTAATTCTCCGTTTGAATAGCTAGATCTATAATAATCATCTTTAGAAAATACAACTCCAGATATATCATCACCAGATGCAATTACATCCTTAACCATATTTATTTTACTTCTGGAAACGCTAAAAGACAGATAAAGGTCTTTTAATCCGATAATATCATTTGACTCAGGAAATGCTTGTATTTCAATGATATCTTGAGGTAAAGATGTTGATGTAATGATAACTGCTCCTATTTTAATTTCTCCTTTTTCATAATCTATGGTTCCTGCCGATTGAACAATAACTTTTATCGCCTTAGATACATCTGTTGCTTGGGAATCAATTTTTACAATTGACAAAATTCCTGTTTTTAAATCGGGATTTGGAGTATCGGTAAAGTACACGGTGTCTGGTTCATTTAGAATATTAAAACCAGTTGATTTAATATTTTTTCCGGCAGAATTTACATGAAATTTGTTACCATAACAAAGTTCATATGCAGTTAAACCATTGATTTTTACTTTTAGATCTCTTCTAACAATTACTTTTGTGATGTTAGATGTAATAGCGTTATCAGTTTTATCTATTGTCTGTAAAACTTTACTATATTTAAACCTAGATCCAAAAGCATTGAGATCTGTAGACTGCGAATATAAATTCAAAGAATTTATAACTCTTGATTTTAAAGAATCAATGCTATCAACTAAAGAAGAATTGTAGTAAACTGCAGAGTCTATCTCAACATAAAGTATTTTTAGATCTATTATTTCTGGACTAATTCCAGTGACTGTATATAATTTAAGTTTATTTTTTATTTGCTGCTTATCAAAATCAGAAACATAAGTTCCATTTTTTGGTTTTATGCTGATAAAAACTTTTCCAAATTGTGGTGGACTCAATTCTTCACCACCAACTACAGATACTGATTCTGTTTCTGCATAAATTTTTGATTTTATAATTGATTCATAATCAGATGCAGTTACAGCCCTATATTGAGATGAATAAAGTCTTGGAGCAAAATTCTTAATCGAATCAATTGATTCGATATCAGATCCATTCTGAGCACTTTTTTCAGTTGTTACTGAAATTGTATTTGTTGGTATTACTATAGCATCTGACGAATCTTTAAGGGTTCCAGCAAAAGAAAAGACATTTGCACCATTACCGTCTTTTCCATCAGTTGTAATATAAGATACTGTTATGATAGAACCATTTTCAAGTTTTTTTCCAATAAGACCATCGCCAAAAAGAATCTCATATTTTTCGTCTACAATTTCCTGAATCAAGAAAATCTCTGAAGAGGAATTAACCTGGAAAATATTATCAACAAGTGAATATGGTCTACCTAATCCAGAATCACTTGCACCCTTAACATATACTCTAATTGTCGATGTATCGATATATGAGTTATCTAAGATAAACCTTTGATCTAAAGATCCATTAACAATAAATGTTTTTTTTAAAAATGTACCCTGCCTTATTGTTAAATTTTCAAAAGTTGCCACACCATTTACAACTAATGCAGTTGTATTATCTGGTATGGAAAATAGATATGAACTTCCCGATGCTGATCCAGTACACACCAATCCTGCCTGCAAAGTAACAGTTGATGAATATACTGTAGGATTGAGGCTCTTTGGACTTATTGAAACTGGAAATGATACTGTAGCACTAGCTGCAGACCTGGAGCGAGGAACATATCCAATATTTCTTGCCAACGCTACTACATTTTCTCTTAGAGTTGCTGAGTCTATAAAAGACTCATTGGCAACCATATTTGAGTTAAAAGCAGTAATGTAAGTGTTGTATGCTAAAGTATCAATTAATACTGAAAAATTAGACCCCTCAAAATCAAAATCCGTGAAATTAGAATTTGCACGAAGATATGACTTAATAGAGGTCTTTATTTGATCAAAGTCTAAATTAGTAAACTTAGTAAAAGGCATTTTATCTTGTTGCCTCTAAGATGAAAGTAAATTGTTGTGTCGGAACTTCTTGTCCAATGATATCAAAAATAACAGAAACATCAAATGTGTTTGTATCTGGACTTGGATTTACTTCAACAGTTAGATTTTCAACTCTTGGTTCATAGTTTGATACGACATTTAATATTTGATCTTGAATGATAGATGCTGTAGCAGAATCGACAAAATCAAATAAACTTGAACGTACATCTGATCCTAACAATGTATTAAAAAATCTTTCATTAGGTATTGTTTCTACCAAATTACGGATAGAACGAATAATTGCTGATTGATTTTTTAATACAGGTAAATCCTTAGTCACAGGATGTGGAACGAAGGATAAACTAATATCTTTAAATGACCTAGATATCCTTGTTACTGCCATCGGACATAAAATTTCTTTATTTATTTATGTTGATTCCAGGGAGATCCGTATGATGGTTCTGTTCCATATTCCCAATCATCGTAGTCTTCATCATTGCGAATCTGTTGATGTAGATTAGATTGTTCTTTCAAATGATGTTTTTTACCAATATCATCATGCATTATTTCTTGAATAACTTTTTTTTCTTCAAGAGGTGTATAATCTGTTGCTAATTTTTTTGTACCCCACATTTGGTACATGTAATTTTCGTCTCTATCGACGGGTAAATTTGACATTTTAGCTCCTGTTTTAATTGAATAAAACAGAACTTTTATAAAGGAGGTTGCTATCTCCTTATTTCTATTTAACGATCGAGTTCTCTAAGTGAGTAAGAGTCTGAATCTAAGTATTTTAGAATTTCTAATGCGATCAAACGAGGATTTCCCTCACCACAAGTATAAACATCTACTGCCAAGCACCCATTTTCTGGCCAAGTATGACAAGAAACATGACTTTCAGCCAGTGCAATTACAACTGTACACCCCTGTGGCAGGAAACAGTGTGAAAATGTATTTAAAATCGTCATCTTTGCACGTTCTATGCCCCTAATCATAACGTTTTGTAGAGAATTTACGTCATTGATTAGGTCAAATTGAACATCATACACCTCTAAGAGCAGGTGCTTACCCATTGAATACTGTTCCAACTCAAAGTTTTATAAAAAATCTATTTATTTAATCCAAAAACCCTTACGTTCATAACTTTCATCTTTAATAAATTGATATTCTCCAGTACTTTCTTCTGTTTGTTCTCCCCAAATTGGTATTGCAACGGAATTTCCATACCTAAAATTAGGATTTCTACGAAATTGAACTTCTATTAATTGCCCACCAATGAATTCGCAGTTAATCCATTCATAATTTCCATTTAAATTTTTTAAAATATTTGGAAAATCAACTTTTTTATCTATTTTTTCCCATTTAGACCATTTGTAGATTGGATCCTCTTTGTCCTTTGTACCCAATATTGTTAAATCTTGTTGCTCATGATGGAAATCCACACTTAAATGTTCACCTTCGAAGATTTCGCACCAGAATTCTGATGGGTGCATATCATCAGTTCTCTTTTCAATCCATTCTTTACGAGCAAAACGACTCATACCGAATAAATTAAAAGACGGGCGTACAATATAAAAATCGGGTTTTGGTACTGTAGTTCCCGCAGGACCACAAGTATAACCCAAAACCCGAGCTAAAAATAATTTATTGTAAACCCAAAGGTCTTTAGAATGTATATGATTCCATTCGTCATCACATTCTAGTAAATACATTACCCTTTACCTTGTCCTCTGTACTTTTTACGTGCCCCATTGCGAGACGAAGCGGCGTATTTGGTTCCATTTCCATCTCCTTGACGAGACTTTTTCGGCGGACCAGGAATATAAGAACTGTGCTTGTTCAAACCGCCTTTTGCTTTTGCTGCCATATATTATCCTCTAGTAAAATTTCAGTTTCAATGTCAGATGGATTTGGAGAACCTGTCTGATAATACTCAATTGACAGATCCTCCATTGTATTGAAGTATTCTTCCTCTGTAAGAGAACTATAAATTCTTTTTCCCTTACAGAGAATATTATACCGTTCGTTAGCCATTCTATCAGATAATTCTTGATTTTTCGTGACCAACTCTAATGCGAGGGTCGCACCAGATTTCAAAGCCTGCTTCTTTAGCATCTAAACAGAAAGATACGTCTTCTCCACACATGTCCTGAACATCACCAGATTCAAAGACTTGCATTTTAGGTGCAAACCAAGGATACTTCATTTCAGGATGCTCGAAGACACCATTCTTAATTAGAAGCCAACCAAATCCAGTATAATCAACAGTGAATGGTTTACGACGCTTTGCAATACTCTCTAGAGTTTCATGATTCATGACTCCACCATTATTGCGGAAGTCATCTTCTTCCAACCAGTGAGCGACCGAAGTTGTATGACCGTCTTCGGTGCAATACCAACCAGCAGCAATGTCCTTATCCATGAGGATAAGTTGCCAGAAATTTTCAGTGGTAAACACAATATCGCTATCAATCCACAATTGATAATCATATTTTAATTTACCGTCCCAGGGAATCTGGTCAGGTCCTCGCAGGACGTTCGCGCCTAAGCACTTGCATCTTGCAAAGTTTACCATTGATGAATAATCTTGCGAGATTTGAATGTTTGCCCCACTCTGCACAAGATCAAAACAGAGTTGAACGAAGTTCTTCAAATAGGTGTAAGAAACACCACGTCCAGGAAGACAGAAAACAATTGACTTGCCTCTGACCATCTCCCTGGCTAGATTATAGTCCCATTCTTGTTGTGTTTTATTTACGACGGGAGCTTTTGCTTTAACTGTAAATCCTTTAGCCATAAAGATAAGTTGTTTACTTCAGTATCATACAATATTATGTAGCGGTTGTCAATCAGACTCTATCTGATAAAATTACTTCATTGCCTTCGAGTGTAATTTTAATCTCAGTATCTTCATACCATAAAAGTTCATTGATAATCTGTTCTGGAAGTACAATGTAATATTCTCCAGTAATTGGATCGACTTGTACGGACTCAAAAATATCTCCGGAATTTTTTTTCATTTTTAGTATAATGTTCAACCTTTTGATAACATTATATATTCTCCGGAATTTTTTAATTAGAGAGATATTGAGAGGTCGATCTGGGTCGTTTATAGCTTATGGGGACCCATCGAATTTATAACGCGCCCGCGCTAAGGGGCGCGGCGGACGGGGGACCTGCCCAACACGAACGACTGCCCCCCACGAACACGCAGGGGGCAGGGGGTGGGGTCAGAAGCGGACTGCCAGGTCAGAGTGCCCGACGCGCTGCATCAGACGATCGCGGGCAGCGGCGATACGATCGGCGCGATGCTGTGCCTTGGCGTTGGCGATGACGCTATCCAGATCAGCGACCATCACCTTACCGATGCCGCCGACAGCGTTAAGGGTCAGACCAGCACCAACGCAACGATCGCCCGAACCCTGAGAGCGACCACGGGAGGTGAGGGTGTGGTCGCCGTCGCCAGCACGAACGGACTGCACACCGCCAGAGGTGCCATGGGACTGAGACCCACGCATCCAGGTCTCACCCTTACGGGGACCGCGACGGGGAAGGCGGGTGATGGTGTAGGTCATGGGGTGGGGTGGTGAACTGAGAGAATTGTACAGGGTCAGGGGGCAGGGGTCAACCCCGCCCAGCGTGTGCCTCAGAGTACTGGGCGGCGATGACGGTAGCGGGCAGACCCCAATGGATGTAGGAGGAGGGGCGGGATCCGTTCTTCAGTTGATCGGCGCGGGAGATCCATTTGATCTGACGGGTCTGGAGGTCAGAGCACATTGCCAGAGGGAAGCGCATCGGGTGTCGGTTGAACTGAGAGTATTGTAGCAGGTCGTGGGTCAGTTGGCGAACCATGCCTCATGGGCAAGGTCGGATGCCAGTTCCTCCAGGTTGTCCTCCGTCAGTTTAGACCCGTAGAACTCCAGGATCTCAGGGTCCAGGTGGTCCAGGTCGCAACCATAGAGGTCCACCGCTTGACGCTCTGCCAGGACCAGCAGTTCATCATAGAGGTGGAGCAGGCGGTCTTCGGTCATCGGTGTCGTTTGATCTGGAATCAGTATAGAGGCAAAAGGGAAGGGGGATGCCCCTCCGTTGTGCCACTATCAGAATTGGATCGGTTCGGCAGTCGGTGCGCTGATGGCAGCATAATGGGCAGCGGCATCCGCGATATTGGCGTCTGCCTCATCGTTGGCGATCGTCTCCAGGATCTCCAGGAGTTGAGCACCGTTGGCGGCGCGGTTCAGGAGAGCGGTGGCAAGGTCAGCAGTCATGATGGAAGGAAGGTAAAAGGTCAAAGGGTGAGAGGGGGGAGGGTCAGGCGCAGATCAGTTGATCATCCTGCCAGTAGATTCGATCATCGAACAGGAGGTCTGCGATCTGCTGCATCGTAGCATCAAACTCCTGCTGTTCGCGGCGTTGCTCATCTGCCTTCAGGATTGCTGCCTTACACTGGGCGGCGATCTCATCGATGGAGATGGCGCGGTCGGTGCTGGGGATGTAGCGCATGAGTCGTTTGCGGTTGACTGAATCAGTATAGGGTGGGGAGGGGGCACACTCTGCCCCCTGATGGACGGTTCAGAGATCGTCCATCATCTCACAGATCTCCAGTCCGTCGATGGCAGGGTCATCCCAGCGGCAACCGTCAGGAGTCTCCTTGCTGCCACACTCCCAGAGTTGGGCAACCAGGTCCTGATAGTTGCGGCAGCGGCGGGCAGCATGGTAGAGGGACTCATCATTCTGAATCCACAGGGCGACGTTCCAGGTCTCCCAGTTTGCCCATCCGTTGAAGGTCGTGTCCATTGTGGGGTCGTTTGAACTGAGATCAGTATAAGGGGTCAGGAGTGCTCAGTATGCCAGGAGGGTGCGGTTTGCCCACTGTCCCCTGCTCAGGTCGCGGTTGAACAGCAGGGGCAGCATGTCGCGGCGGCGGCAGGGGTAACCTGCAACGCTGCCCGACTGCCACTTGACGATCGCGGTACGGGTCAGGGGCGACAGGATGATGGCATCACAGGCATCGCTGCCCTGGCAGTCCACATTGATGAACACGGGCAGGTGATCCAGGAGGAAGTTCAGCATGGGAGGCGGTTCGTTTGAACTGAGATCAGTATAGGGGGTCAGCGGGCGATCAGGTCGCCTGCAGTGTACAGTAGGTCTGCTGTCACAGTCCGCACGGGGCGGATCGGTTCCCAGAGCAACCAGAGCAGCAGAGCAGCAACGGTCAGGCGGAGCATGGTAGCGCGGTGAAACTCAGGGGAGCGGGAACGGGTCAGGGCGTTGATCATGCTGGCAGGATGGAGTCCATCAATTCAACTTCACGGGGTCCATCAACGACCCATTCCTGCCACTCTTCAAACAGGGCATTTGCAGCGTTGATGTTGCCTTTGCTTTGGTGATGATAGATTGAGACCTTAACAGAATGAATCAGGTCGTTGATCATTTCGAAGCGTTGGGTTTCAGTCATCGTTCCAGTTGTGCCAGGGAGGAGGGGGCGATGTGAGAGGGGGAACCGCAGGAGCGATAGAAGTCTACCATGCGGTCCGCTTCCTCTTTGGTGGTGAACCATTGCGACCGCCACTCACAGGCATTGTAGGGGGTCTGGTAGCGGACTTCAAAGCGCATTGGGTTCGCTTGTGAACTGAGATCAGTATGGCAGCAGATGGGGGGCAATGGGGCAGTTGGTGGACAGTGCCTCAACTGGCACACTGAAAGCGCCCGTGGTTGAAGTTAGCGTTAGAAAAGACCTCACGATTCACCAGTTTGAACATACCAAACTCATTGGAGAGAACATAACCCTCAGCATCAATTCTGTTGCCGTACAGGTATGCTGCAGGACCATTGTTGCGGCAGAGGTAGAGGCAGTCATCTTTGATAGACTTCACAAGCGCCCACAGACGCAGCAGGTTAGTATCACAATCGAAGTCGTCAGGGTTGATCTCTTCACCAGCACGAATGCAGGCATTGATCTGTTGTTTGATCTTTGCCGCTTCCTTATCAGAAACAAAGGTTGCAGTGGTTGCCATTTGACGGGCAAACTGGCAGACTTCCTCTACATCAGCGAAGGACGTTTGACCGTGCAGAATGTAGGCATCAGGTTGTACGAACAGAACATCATCATCGCTCTGCAGATTGACCATCAGAGGTTCTGCCCAACTATCGCGCAGATCATCATTCGCTTCGTACACAGTGTGAGGAGCGATAACAATGTGCTGGGAAACTACATCACCGAACTTATAGGTGAGCAGTTGAGAATTGAACTCATCAGTTCCA